CCCCGCCCAAGGTCAGGACATCCGACGCCTGGATCTTGCCTTCGCCGTCGAGCACACTGGGTGCGGACGTGAACGTGTCCTCGTTGTGGATCGAGATGTCGTCGCTGTTCGAGCCCGGCACGTAGATGCGACGAGTCTCGGCGACGTACAGCGCGCCGATGTTGTCGTCCGGGTAAGACCCGGCGACGTCCGTCTGCACGATCTCGTGATCGGTGAATCCGTTCAGCAGGCTCGGGCCTCCGAGGCCGAGGCCCCCACGGGTCGTGCTCGCCTGAGCCCACTTCTCCAGGTACCGAACCGTCTCGCCATCGATCTCACGCTTGACGACGTAGTAGACGTAGTCGTCGGTCACGCCGGACTGCGCCGGCAGGACAACGGCATCTTCGACGTACCCGTCGGTCTCGATCTCGCACCAGGCGTTGACCTCTTCGGCCTTGTCGAGCACGAGGAGCGCGACCGTGCCGTCGGATCGTACGCAGTGCAGGCGGGTGTCCGGCTGACGCTGGGATGCCATGCGGACGATCTTCGGGGCTCCGATCTCTGGCACGAGCGAGCACAGATCCGACAGGTCGTATTCGAGCGTGCCGGCGTTCATCGAGTTCTCGTACACCTTCATGCCGGTGCGATTGACGAACACCGTGCGAGCGCCCAGGCGAACCGGCACGACCGGCGCGGACCCCTGGTCGCTCGTGACCTTGACGTTGAACTGGGTAGGCGTGAGCGGTTCATCGAGGGACGACGATCGGGCCGCGTACTCGTTGAGATCCCCGCCGATCAGCAGACGCTGAGACGAGATCAGCCAGTTGATGTTATCGACCGGCCCCGCGCCCAGAGAACGCGAGATCGGCCCGGCATCACCTTCGTAGTCTGGGTCGAACGAGTCGAGTGCGTCGGTGACGCTCCCCCACACTTTCGATCGGCCAGCCCACCACAGGCGCCCCTCGTGCAGGGCGACTGCCGTCGGGTACCCGCGGCGCTCAGACCATTCGCCTTCCGCCCAGATGTCGGTCGCGTCGGTGCCGCCGAGGTCTCGAAGCACGACGGCGCTCACGCTCAGGACGCTCGTGAACGCAGTGACGCGCACGATGCCGGTCGTCGAGCCCAGGGCATAGTCGAGAGATGCGGTCGCGGTCCCAGTCCCGTAGGACGACATCTTGAGACGGTACCAGGCAATCTGGTTGTCCAGCCCATCGTCGTAGGTCTCGGTCGTGTTCGCAGTCCACGAGAGTCCCGAGATGTCTTCCCACGGTCCTTCGTCGGATTCGAGCGAACGCTGCAAGATGATCGTGCCGGTCCACGTCCCCGAGATCACGATCGTGAACACGCGCGAAGCGTCGATGCCCGTGATGCGAATAGCGTTGGTCGTCGCATCCAAGACCGACAGGTTGCTCTCGACGACCTGGCCTGAAGAAGTCAGACTGAACAGCGCCCCGACGTGCTCCTCTCGGAACAGGTTGGTGCTCGCGGTCAATGTGATCGAGCCGGTGATCGCGCTCGGGGTCAAGGTCGTCGAGGACGTGTTCTCGACCCGGAATGGGCCGTCGATGGGTTCGTACTCGACGATGCTCCACGAGTGGATGTCCCACCGTTGGATGATGCGAGGACTGCGATCGGCGCACGCAACGAAAACGAAGTCGCCCGACTGGTCCCACCGGACGTTGTCCAGGTCTGCCGTCAGCCAGGGCGTGTCGAGCGTGAAGTCTCCTGAAGCCTCGATCGCGACCGAGGTGACGAGCACCGGGTACGATGCGCGCGAGAGGAAGTAGACGAAGAAGTTGCCCGTGGGCGTGAACGCGAACGAATGCACGCCGGTCCCGAGAGACAGTTCGCGCACGTACTGCTCGCCACCCGCAACGGACCCGACCCGGAACAGCACCGGGCCTCGCGTCACGGTGATCGCCACTGCGTGCTCGACGCCACTGTCCCCGCCCGCGACCGTGACCTCTTGATAAATGATGGCCGCGTTGATGCCGTCGCCCAGCAGTTGCAGATGGCCGTCGGAGTTCCACGTCGAGGCGGCGCCCGTCTCGTCCGCGTCGGTCCATCCGCTGATGTCGGAGGTGAATTCGCCGTTGGTGATCCCGGTGCCGACGCTCTCGCGCTCGACGACCTCGTCGCTCCACCATACCCGCATCGTCTGGTTCGTCAGTTCGAGCAGATGGGTGTCGGTCACCGAGAAGACGAACGGGATGAACTTCGCGGCCGCGTCACCGTTGGTCGAGCCCAGGTACTTCCATCCGGGGCGGATGGACATCGAACCCAGGGTGCGAGGGATGAAGTTGCGCATATCGGCCGCGGACATCGCGAGCCGTTTGACGTCCACGCGTGCGAGCCCCAACCTGGACACCAGTCCACGGTTGAACGCGAGCAGCGCGGTCGTCATGCGAGACATCAGTACAGGTCTCCAGTCCGGTACCCGAGGTCATCTCGCCCGGTGTTGCGCAGGCGGGATCGTGACCAGGTTCCAGGGGGAAGGGTCTTGCTCGGGTCCGCCATCGCGTCCTTATTGAGCGCGATCCGCTTCAAATCCCGGTGCAGGGCCGTCAGCTTCTTGAGTTCACTGTCTGAGCCGGTCAGCTTCTGGGCAACCCGCAGCGCGAAGAAGGACGCCGCGAAGTCCTCGAACGATCCGGGCCATCGGCCCATGTTCAGTCCGTACTGGTCGTCGTCCGAGACGTATCGGACGTAGATCGTGTCGAGGTCCGAGTACCAGTAGCCGGCCTCGTCTACGTATTGCAGGAGAGGAGTTCGGAAGTAGGCATCACTGCACACGGCAGACGTGATCACCCAGTCTGTCGGCTTGTCGAACGCCCTGGAGTAGCCGAAGGACGGGGAGACGTTCGGGTCGTAGTCCCGCATCACCGTCCGCATGGCAAATTTCCACTGGCCTTGCTCCAGGCATTTGCGGACCCCGCCCGAATCCCATACCTGATCGAGCAGGCGTCGAGGCTCCCGGTTCTCGGTGAGCGATCCCAAAGCCCTCTCCCCGATGAGGAGAAGCGCGTTGTTATAGAACGTGAGGCGGGAGATTGTCATGCTGCGGCTCCGTACAAAGTACCCGAGGCGCGGCCAGTACCCGCCAGGGCTACGCTAACGAGGCAGGAGGCGCTCGCAACGCCTGCCCCTGCGCCGGTAGCGTTCAGGTCTGTCGGCGCCTTGGGGGGCGTCTGGAGGGCTCCAGCAGCCGCCCCGTCTCCGCTCAGGGCGGACGCCAGGTACGCGGCGGCGGACATCACGCCGGTTGCGGCGCCGGCTGCCCGTAAGTAGGGGCCTGCCGCCGACGCGAACGTGCCGCCGGCAGCCCCCGATCCGCTGAGGCGGGTCGGAGTCGTCGCGGTCGCGATCGCGCGGTCGGTGATCCGGCGCCAGTTGATCCCGTCGCTGAAACAAGTGACGGCGCCGTCAGTCTCGTCGGAGACATGGACCTGCGCTCCTTCCCAGCGAGCCGGGTCCGGTAGGGATGCGACGGTGTATCGATCGAGCGTGAACGGGAGTGCCTGTCGGGTCAAGGAGGCCCGACGCAGGACACCGCGCCGATCCGCCCTCGTCGTCACGAGAGCGACACCCCAAGCATCCGCTCGTGCTCACGTTGCCACATGGCCGCGTCCTCCTTCGTCGTGAACCCGGTGCGTACCGGTTCATTGTCGGAGTTGCGGATCACGGTGAACTTGTTGTGGGGGCCTTTCCACTCGACCCGGTGTTGCTGCTGCACGGCTTGAGTGTCGGAGACATCCTTCGACGTCAGCTTGACCACACGGTCAACGACGACGCGAGCCCAGGTCCGGTCGCAACCGGTGACGATCAGATGCGCGATCCAGGTGCCGTCGTCCGACCGCGCCTCGATGTGATCGTAGGGGCGCAGCTTGTTCGCCATGTGAGCCCAGAACCCAGGCGTGACGATCTCTGCGAGTTCGACCCCGTACTCGATGTTCGCGACCCATGCCTGCCGCTCGTACTCCGCGGGGCGCATACGTGTCGCAGTGATCATCGGCGCGCGTTTCGGGGCTTCCTTCTTTTCTGCTTCGGACATACACCCTCCAGAGGTGAGTAAACCCCCACCCGAAGGTGGGGGTTCGGACGCCAGTGCTGCTCGATTACGTCGAGCAGGTGACCAACGAGTTGGTGCTCAGCACCGCGGTACCGGCAGTCGTGACGTATCCGACCACCGCGAAGCGGAGGTAGAACGACGACATGACTGTGGTCCCGTGTTGCACGATGCACACGACATCGCCGGGGCGCATACCGAGAGCGCCACCGTCGGTGAAGTATTCGCCGTTCCAGGGGGACGACGTCATATCGGTCGTGTTGTACATCCAGAAGTTCTGGCCGGAGCCCAGGCCGGAACGAACCGTCGCAGTGCTCGACTGCTGATAGTTGTTGCCGGTGTAGAGCAGGGTGGAACCGCTGGCGATCCGCACGTCCGGGCCTGCGCCGATGGCGCCGAATGCCTTGATGGGCGGGTTTGCGATGCTGCTGGATTGAGTCGAGCCGAGGTATGCCATTGTCAGGTCTCCTTATGACTTGGGTTAGGCGTATGCCGAACCGTCGTGGGTGATGACAACGACGCCGGCATTCTGAAGAAGCTTCGACCCCATGAACGCCGAACAGCGCGCCCACGAGTAGTCGTCTTCCTCGTCGTAGCCGACGGGCGATTGCATACCCCCGGTGTCAACCGCATGGCCGATCGCGGTCTTGTGGTACATGAACGACTTCTCGCTCGACGTACCTTTGCCCGGCAGGCTCGGGTGCTCGATGATCAAGCAGTTGCGCCACCGGTATGCCATCGGCTTGTCCTGCCAGGAGGCAGTGTTGCCGGTGTACGGGCGGATATCGACGTACTGGGCGTTCGAGAACTCGGGCGCCTGTTCGAGGTACGCGACGAAGGAGGGCTGGCACAGCAGGGTGACATTGCTGTCCCACGGCACCGTTGCGTTCGACAGCTTCACGCGGCCGTTCTGGAACAGGCTCACGGAGGGCGTCGTGCTGGACGAACCGATCGAGACCGTGCCGGTCGCGAGTTCGTTGATGATCAACTCGTCGATCTTGCGGTTGATCACGGCCATCGTCGTCATCTGCATGATCGCGCGCTGATTGCCCTGGGACGCGAAGATGTTAAACGAGGTCTTGCGAACCAGGTCATGCCACTCTTGCAGAGTCGCGGTGACCTGGGTGTTGTCGTCGCCTCGGGCCTGAAGTCGGCCGTTAACGCCGCGGGTGGTAGCGGTAGCCCCGCCGGACCCTGCGATCAGGAAGATCGCCTGGTTGCCCTTGATGACGGCTTCAGTCGTCACAGTGTCTCGGAGCAGCGACTGGTGCTGCTCGAAGGCCTGGATGAACTCCTGCCGGTACTGCACTTGGAATGCGGTATCTGCCATGATGGAATCTCCAAATCAAATGTTGAATTACGACATTCGCTCGGGGATGCCTATCGAGCAGGTAACAGGGAGGCCTTTCGGGGCTGTCACCGGCAGTCTAGGGGCCTGCTACTGTCAGATGTTGCGTACTCCTGTTGTCCGGGCTCTTGCGAGGGATGCGGACGGGTTAAGCGGCGCGCTGCTGCGCAAGGTTGAACGCGATCAACTGGCGGTACCTTGCCTGCAACGCTTCGTCGCGATTATACGCAGCACGATCTTCGCGCATAAGTTTTTCAATCTTTTGAATTTCATCGGCCACAGATTGAGCCGTGACGAGGCCAGAAGGCGTGACGACGCCGGCCGGGTTTTTCTCTCTCGCGAGACCCGCCAGGAACCGAAGCGCCTCGACGCTCGAACCGATCGGCGTGCCGTCCGCGAGGCGCCCTCGAAGCAGTTTGTCACGCAGGCCTTCAGGCCCGGCGTCGAGCAGGTTGGTGATCAGGTTGAGGTTGACCCGGTACTCCTGGCCCCACTCCGCTCGAAGCGCATCCTCGGCGGCAGTCTTGATGCTCTGGTCCTGGGTCGCACGCTCGTTGCGGGCGGCCTCCGAGATCTCCGCATAGGCGGCGAGAGACTCGCGCACCTGTTCTGGGGTCATGTTGGTCTTGTGAGCCGAAGCGAGAAACTTCTCGACCAGTGGCTTTTCTTCCTCGACGACGCTCATATCGCCGAGGTCGTACTTGTCGGGGGTCTCGGGGATGCCGTGCGCTTCTCGGAACGCCGCGATCTCTTCGGGCTTCGCGTCCTTGCCGAGGACGGGCTTGACCTCGCCGGATCTCAGCTTGTTCTGGGCCGCGATCAGCGCGTCGGTTAGTGCCTGGGGGGAGGTGTAGCGTTGAAGGCGAGCGGCCTTCTGCGCGTCCCCGCCCGCGAACTTCACACGCCAGTCGTCGGGCCAGTCGCCGGTCGTGGGCTCGACGGCCCCCTTCGGCGCGGGATCGGTAACAAGTCCGGTGTCGCCTGCCGACCCATCTGCGGGCGCAGGCGTTGCAGTGGCAGTA